TGGAAACGAAATATTGATGCTGCTAGTTATGGATATGTATATACGATACATGCCTGGCTAGACGGACAAGATTTAACATATTGGAAATTAAAATATGAGTGATATATTAGTAACAGGCGGATACGGCCTTATTGGGCACAATGTGGTAAGAAAACTACGAGATTTAAAACATCGTGTTTGTGTAGTAGATACAAAGACAAATTACGGTATCATCCCACAAGATGAGATTAATTATCTTATGGATGAGCGACTAAAGGTAACAGGCGCAACAGAATACTTTCCTCATGATATAAGCGACAGATTTTTGATGAATCATGTGTTTAAACGTTTCCAGCCTGATATTGTTATACACATGGCAAGTTTTCCTAGACAGAAAGTTGTGAATGCTAATCCTCCAGCCGGCTCTAAAGTAATGAGCGAAGGTTTATTAAACCTACTTGAAGAATCAAAAGAACATGAAGTCAAGAAGTTTCTTTACATCAGTTCCAGCATGGTCTATGGCGATTTTAAAGATGATGTAAAAGAAGATGCTGTATGCCGGCCTCAAGGACAATATGGTATCATGAAACTTGCAGGTGAGTGGCTAGTTAAAGATTATACACGTAATTATGGATTAGTGCATACTATCATTCGTCCTAGCGCAGTATATGGTCCTCTTGATGTTGAGGATCGTGTTATCGCCAAGTTTATGCTCACAGCAATGCGCGGTGGCACACTCAAAGTAAATGGCGCGGGCGAAACATTAGATTTTACCTATGTTGATGATGCTGCTAACGGTATTGTCGCTGCTGCATTAACAGAAAATACTGATAACAAAACATATAACATTACTAAAAGTCATAGTCGTACATTACTTGATGCAGCCAACCTTGCAGTCAAAATTGTAGGCAAAGGTGACATTCAAGTACGTGATAAAGATAAAGATTTCCCGAGTCGAGGTGCACTAAACATCGACGCAGCAAAAAAAGATTTCGGATTTGATCCCAAGGTCGATGTTGAAGAAGGATTCGAACGCTACTATGACTGGCTCAAAAATAGCCCATTTTGGTCTAGCAAGACAATATAAAAATCTCAAAGCAGAATTGCTAGAAGCCACTGATTTAGTATTACGCAGTGGAGAACTAATGAATGGTTCATATACTTCAGCCTTTGAAACTTGGCTTGCAATGCGAACCAATACTGCTTTTGCGCTTACTGTACATAGCGGTACTCAAGCATTAGAAATTATCGCAAGTTGGGTACGCAAAACATCTGATGATAACCATGATCATCCGCCCATAGTTAGAATACCTAATATCACTTATGTTGCTACACTTAATGCCTTTGCTAAAGCAGGGTTTGTAATTGAATTGGTCGATACAGATAAAAATGGGTTAATGCAACCAGATAAAGAAAACTTGTTGTCTAACTTTACAAAGTTTTCATGTAACGTAGGACTTTATGGAGCTAACCCAACACTACAGGCTGTTACTGGTCATAACTATAATGACGTAGTAGACGGTGCACAACATTGGCTTGTTGCTGATAACGTTGGTGCTGGTATGGCTATTAGTTTTGATCCCACAAAGAACTTACCTGCTAGTGGTAATGGTGGTGCTATAGTGACTAATGATCGTGAATTGTACGAATATGCCTATAGTTTTCGTAGCAATGGCAAGCCTGATCATGAAAGTGCAGGTACTAATAGCAGAATGAGCGAACTTGACTGCGCACATTTGTCAGTACGCGCTAATTACATTGATAAATGGCAATGGCGTCGTAAAGAAATACGTCATTACTATTTGGATGAATTACGTAATGTAGATGTTCGTTGTTTAAGCCGCGAACATCTGGTACATGCCGATCAAAAGTTTGTTGTGTACACAGATAAAAGAAATGAGTTGCATCAATTTTTATTAGATGCAGGTATAGAAACAAAAATCCATTATCCTAAAACCTTAAGTGAATTACCAATCGCTAAACATATTTACTCAAAACCTGACATGTTAAGTATTAGTGTAAATTTGACTAGAGGATTATTAAGTTTGCCTATATACCCTGAATTAGCAGATAGTGAAGTGGAATTTGTTGCTAGTAAAGTTAAAGAATTTTTTGCTAATTAAGATACTTCTTAAAATCTTCGCACAACTCTAAAATGTAATTTTGTGTTTCTGCGTCAAGTTGTATAAATGGATCTATTTTATTTTGTTTTTCTATTTTAATTTGCGTATTATTAGAAAAATTAATATCTTCATACTTGATTACTTCACAATTTGTTTTATCTAAACTGTGCCAGTATATTATTCTGTCGTATAAATTTTTAATAACACCTTTATCGGTGTGTATATTTTCTAACGGTTTAAAATCTTTTTTTGGTTTCCAAATTTGTGTAGTATATGCAAGTGCATAACTAGCCAATTGATTTTTGATGTTTTGTCTATATATAAAAATATTTTTATTTGCTTTTGTAAACAAATAGTTATAAGATCGTTCACTCATAGGTAATATATGATTGGATAGAATCAATGGATTTTTTTCATGATCGTGTCTTTCTAAAAGTTCAATTCTATATTCTTCCTCTTCTTCTGGCGTTTTAATTCTTTTTCCTTGATGATATGATAATTTTATTGATTTACGCAGCCAATCAAATGAGTAGTTTGGATAGGAACTATTCTTTTCGTAGGTATAAATCCAATCTGTTAACTTTGGTTTTATATAGTTAATAAAGTGAAAGTAGTTAAGATATTGCGAAAACAATAAGGCATTTTGATTTATTTTTTTAGCATCGTTGTAAAGATAAGAAGCATACCAATTGCTCCCGGTTCTGGGAGTGCTCCACAAGTTAATAATCATGAATTATTTACTTACTGACGCTATCAAATATTTCTTTCTGCTTATGATACCATTCTTTCCAAGCAGCGTTTTGAGCAGCGCACATATGGTATTTGTTATAGTTTCCTACAACAGTCTTTAGGAACTCACTGAAGTAGACCTTATCCTTGCCGATCTTATCTAGTTGATCGCATTCTACTAATAATATTTCTGGTGCTTCTGGAAATTTGGCCGTCACAGGAACAGTTGTTGAACATCCTGCTAATAAAGTGATAACGCAAAATAGTAGTATATTTTTCACTTTGGTGCCTCTTCCTGCTTGATCACTGTGATCGTATTTTCTGGCGGTGCTTCATTGCTTGCTGACATATCGTGCGCTTTGATAGCGACTTCAGGGACTGTACAGTTAGTATCAAATACTTTCACTTCTCTATCTATATATTCAACTACTTTAGCACCCTTGACTTTGATGTATTCTTTCTCTGTGACTATTTTTTCTACTATCTCTGTATTGACTACAGCGGCTTTAGCCTGCGCTTCAGCGACCTTTGCTTCCATCTCTTTTACACGTAATTCCCATTTAGCCTTTTCTGCTAAACCCCCCTCGAGGTACACGCCCAAACTTAATAGTAGCAGACTTATGATTTGTATTGGAAGTTTATACTTGCTGACAAAGGGTATGAAACCTAATACAAAACCAGCAATGGTTCCAACAATGCCTGCTAGAAAGATGATGTGAATGAACGCTTCGGGTAGCCAGTTGATTATCCACATACAGTTATTTATCTGATAAATACATATAGGAGTCCAAGACATGGCCATTCAACTTGTAAACGTAGGTACATTACCAAATGACGGAGAGGGCGACCCGTTACGTACAGCCTTCCAAAAAATCAATAATAATTTCGTATACCTGCAGCAAACTAGCAGTACAATTGCTAGTGCAGTTACATTAGATAATGCTCCAGAACAGGTTATTTGGACATATCCTGCTGATGAGTTTACACAATGCCTGATACAGATTAAATCATATCGCAGTGATAATAACGATAGCCAGCAAGCACTTATAGGTGCGCAAATTTATAATGATTTATCAGACACAAAATATACTATCTATGGTGTAACGAATGTTGGTAATTGGTTAGTGCAATATGATATGGATGTATTTGAAGGTAATGTTAGACTTTTAGTAAACCCTCTGCAAGACACTGTAATAAATCACTTTATAGCATATCAAGTTACATTTACAGGTGATCTTGGAGTAGGTGTTGGAATGGTAACTGAAAACGGCGGATCGCTCGTTACAGAATCAGGTAACGTTTATATTACAACAGAAGGCTAAAATGCGCGCCAAAGAATTTTTGACCGAACAAGAATTGTCAGATGTCCATGATGGATTAGATGTAGCGGCATTGGCTTTGCCATATACATATATGATTCCTGAATTAAGCAATAGCAATTTCTATGATCTATATCGATTTGGTGTTGCGCTAGCAGCAGTCCGAGGTGAGGATGGCGCTGATGATAGAGTTCAAGACCAGCATAGACCTAAATTTAGAGCAAGCAGCCAATGGGGTCAACATCCAATTGTAAGTAGTTATGATCCATATATAGGTAAACTAATTGATAAAGCATTAGCCAAAACTGATCATCGAGGCAAAAAGTTAGTAAGCAGTCCGGGTAGCGAAGAAATGAAAGATACAGTAAAAGGTTCTCCTGTTAAAGCATTCAAAGGTTATCCAAAATGAGAGCCAAAGAATTTATCGTTGAAAGACGATCAGGTCCTGTAGGGAAACGATACCACCACGCTAGTACTGGAATTAACACATTTGGTAGAAGCAACTACGATAATACATATGATTTACATAGAGTCATGATGGCTGTCGCACAGACAGATGGAAAAACTAAACCAGATATCGATCAAGAAAGTTGGGCCGCAAAACATAATACTGCACATCCTTATACATATGTAGAACAACAAATGCTTGAGTTAGCATATGACGCAGCAGGTATCCCGTTCAAGGATTTAAACCAAGGCGATCTTGATAGTAAAGAAGTTCAAGATACTAACAAACAAAGTCCAATCAAACCTTTCAAGGGATATAAAAAATAATCAACGTCTTTTTCCTGTATAAGTATTGCTAACGATACATAGGAATTCACATGAAAGACTTAATTGATATTAATCAAACTCTTGATTTAGTAAAACTAAAACTTTACAATGAATGGCTTTACACTGCTCATATTTACGATGAGGGTGACAGCAATATGCACCAGGGATTAACAAGTAAAGTTGTTACCCAATATATTGATCCACTCAATATTCCTAAAGAAGCAAAAATTTTAGATGTTGGATGCGGTCCTGGCTACTTTTTAGACGAAATGCGTAATAGAGGATATACTGACCTTACAGGTATAACCTTAAGTCCCGGCGATGTTAAAATTTGTGAAGAAAAAGGTCACAAAATTAAAAAGTACGACTTGTCATTTATTCCTCAAAAAGATGGTTACTATGACGAAAGTGTAGACTTTATTTTCTTGCGTCAAGCACTTGAACATAGTCCATATCCTATCTTTAGTCTTATGGAATATAATCGCTTATTAAAGCAGGGGTCTTATATCTATATTGAAGTACCTGCCCCTTCATGTGATCGCAAGCATGAGTACAATCCAAATCACTACAGCATATTAGGACAGGACCAGTTAGTAGCATTATTGTTAAGAACAGGTTTCGAAGTTACTATGTTTCAAGCATTAGAATTTGGTATTGGTATTCCAAATATTACAAATGAAGACGGTACCGTTAAGGAATTTAAAGAAAAGTATTATTGTTGTATTGCTAAAAAGGCTCGTCCTTTAGACATCAAGTAATAAAACCCGGTACCGATAAATACTCTCATAGATTATCATTTATGAGAGTATTTTTATGGCTGAACCTAACCCAAGTAACGTAGCACCCTGGTATTTGCGTAATATTACGCAGGCACTTGAATTAGATGAGGCTACAGGTAATGTCTTTGTACGTACTAATGCTGCTGTTATAGGTAATGTCAGTATAGGCAATGTCTCTATCGGCGCATTAGGTAACGTTGATATTTCAGGAAATACACTTCCAGTCACAGTAGAAGGCGGTAACGTCACAGTTTCAGGCAATGTAGGTATTACTGGTAATATTGCTGGTATCACATCACTTCCACCGATTACAGGAAATGTCAACGCTAATATCACAGGTGGTAATGTTACAGTATCAGGCAATGTAGGTGTAACTAGTTTAGGTAATGTTGATCTAACAGGTAATACTTTACCAGTAAGCGGCAATGTAAACGCTAATATCACA